TCGCGTGTGTGGCAATCCAATTGAGACAAAGGAGAATGAGGATGGATGAAATAACGATTGTTATTACAGATAATTTACCTGACAATCCATATATGCGTTTACATATGATAATAGATATGTTAGAGAATGCATCAGAAGATTATGTAGTAGATAAAAAATGGTTAAAAAGACAACTTCAATATGTGTTTGATGTCTTTATGGAAATTGCAAAGGAGAAATATGGTGAACCGATTCTTAATTGACCATCACCCAGATGCCATCGCTAAATCATTGTGTGACCAACACATTGTGAAGATGCCACTGGAAGAAGCACAGATGTTGTGTACTGCTGTATGGCATCATGCCCCTCACTATGCAGAAAAAGAAGGTTTGTATAAACCTGTGCATCAAAAACATCCATGCACTTTATGGACTAAGCGCAATCGTTCTAATTATACTTTTGCTTTTCTGTTATATAACGCTATGTTGAAAGAATACACATATAGATATGGCAAAGTTCATGGCGCATCTAAGCACAAGGATGCACTGATTAATGCTAGGCAATTTATGCCTTGGTCACCTGCTGGTGGACTAACACCACATCCACAATGCTTTAGTGGGCATGATGAATTAAAGACAGATGAACGCTGGCCTATTGCAGCATATCGTGCTTTTTATATAGTTGACAAACTCAAATTTGCTAGGTATAATCGTGGGCGTGAGATGCCAGTATGGTTGGCAGAGAGTAAATATAACTTTAACAGGAGTATGTAACATGGCAGAACAACAATTTATTGAAGCATTAGTATTTGTACTAGCAGGGTTTAACCTGTGCTTTTACTGTGTATATTTACCTAGCCTAGTGAGGCATGAACAATGGAAAAACTAGCAACAGCAAACCATGTGTCTGCACTACTGAATGAAGTGGACTATCTGCGTACACTCATACAGCCGCATGACACTGGACACATTCACACCGCAATCAATGTATTGCATGAACACATTGAACAACTATTGAAGGAGATGGAACATGGAACTAACACATGACCAAAGACTAATGCTACTCAAGCAACACAACAGACTTCGTGACATCTTACAGTATGCAAACGAATGTTATACACTTGACCTATTACATCTGCGTGACATAGAAAATATGATTCATGTACTGCACACAGAGTTTAAGTTTGTAGCACCTACTGATGACGAAGGACGCAAACAATATTGGAATAATAATTATGTGCTTGCTGAACTTGATGATGAGCAGTTGTAATGGACATCATAATTGGGTTCAGTCTATTTGTTGTATTAGCCGTGTTGACTTTGTAATTTATAAATGATACAACACAATATCAGTTGCCAATAACCAAATGAAAGGAGACGGATATGAATGTGCTTGAAGAAAAGTTCAATGAGTTTGATGCGAAGAATCCTCATGTGTGGGATTTGTTTGTCAAGTTTGCCGATGAAGCAAAAAACTCTGGTCGCAATGTGTATAGTGTAAATGCTATATTTGAAAGGATAAGGTGGCACACGGACATAGAAACAGTTACTGATGTTCCTTTTAAGTTATCCAACAATCACAGAGCATACTACGCTCGTAAGTATATGAATAGTGACCCCTCTAGGGATGGGTTTTTTCGGACTAAGCAAGTGAAAGGAGAATAGATATGCCTTTAGATTTTTCAATACCAATGCAGGAAATGATTCCTGAGAAACTTAACTTTGATGTACAGTTTGAACCTACCAAGGTGCATGACAAAAAGTATGTCATCAACGGCAACACTGGTGAATACATTGGTGTTGTTGGCAACACATTTAACTGTGCTAATCACACAGATTTCTTTGAGGGTGTACACAACACTGTCACTGAAAACTTGGGTGAAGAACAGACAGACAGCATGAACATCAACTGGCGCATTGCCAAGCAAAATGCATGGGCATTGATGGACATGACACTGCCTAATGTGACTGCTCGTATTGCAAACGACAAGCACAGCACAACCATTGCACAGCGTATCATTGCCCTGCATGGGGTAGATGGTTCATGTTCTAACCAGACATACTTTGGTGCTATTGATTTCTTCTGCACCAATGGCATGATTCGTGGTGAGCATGACAAGATTCGCCGCAAGAACACTGCTAACTTCAGCATGGATAGGTTCATTCGTGACTTGCGGGAGTCTACACAGTCATTCTATGCACAGTCAGAGCGTCTACAAGGCTGGGCTAACAAGCCTCTGTATGTAGGGGATGTCAAGGCTATGCTAGAGGCATTGCTGAAGTCTGACAGGGCATCAGAGAAGATGTTTGGTTTGTATAACCAAGAGGCAAGTGTTCGTGGTGAGAATGTCTGGGCTTTGTACTCTGCCTTCACAAACTATGCATCCTATGCTGATGAGCGTAATGGCTTCAACCTGCGTGAAACAGGCAAGGATACACAAGCAGTGTCCATGTTTCAGCGTGAACACAAGGTGTCACAGTGGATTGAATCGCCAGTGTTCAAGGAGTTAATTGCGGCATGAAGCGTTATGTGATTGAGTTTGCACCTGATTGGTGTGATGGTTGCTTGTCTTACGATGTAGATGCTTCTTCAGAAGAGGAAGCATTTGCTATCATAGACAGACTTCTGAAACAGGGTATAGCATTATGCGATGTGACAGCAGTTGATGTATGGGCATGTGATGAAGATGATTTGGATAGACATCTTGGTTGCTTTAGTTATCCTAACTGTGATGAAGCACCTATGGGTTGTAAAGTAATTATGGGTAAGGATGCTGAGTCATACGGACACAGGGATTAGGAGAGTGTAATGAGACAGAATGCTAGATTAAGATTACATATGGTCTATCCAACGGATGATTTTATGATACCAAAAAATCAACGCCCCTTAATTTGGAAGCGTAGCAAAAAACAAGGCTCAAAGAAAAAAGTGAATAGGAGAAAGTCGGCATGAAACTAAATGAACTCATTGATGATTACTATTCTTCGTATGATTTCAGGGTGTTACGAGATGATACTAAGAAACAGTATGAATATATGATTCGTGTTATGCTTGACACAGAGGTAGAGGGCAAGCCCCTCTGCCGCTATGCTCTGGACAAGATTACTACACGAATGGCTAAAGATGCATACAATCAGTGGTGCGAGAAAGGCATTACAACTGCTAATCATCTGATGTCAATCACTCGTGTCTTGTTCAATCATGGTATTCGCATGGAACATTGTGTTATAAACCCCTTCGCAGTCATCCGTAGACGCACCACAGAGGCTCGTAAGACAGTCTGGAGTAGGGATGATGTCATGAGGTTCTTAGATGCCGCCTATGGCGATTTTAGCACTCGTAACATCGGTCTTATTGCACACATGGCATACGAATGGTGTCAGCGTGTAGGTGATATGCGCCTTTTAACATGGGACAGTATTGATTTTGACAGTAAAACGGTACACATTGAACAGAGCAAACGTCGTGCGGATGTTTATCTGCCTATTTCGGATGACCTCTGCGACATGTTGACTCACCAAGAGCAAGACTTTGGCTTTCAAAAGTATGTTGCACCACGCCCATACCCAATCGGGGGTGAGTACAGACCATACTCTAAATTCAAACTGCCTATTCATGCTCGTAAAATAATGGATAGCGTCAATTTGCCACAGGAGTTAAGACTGTCTGACTTACGAAGGACTGGCACAACTGAAATGGTAGAAGCAGGTGTTGGAATGGCACAAATTATGTCGGTTACAGGACATGCTAACCCTAGTTCAGTGAAACCATACATGAAAAATACTTTAACAAGTGCAAATTATGCATTGACAGAGCGAAATAAGCATGGTAAAAGCATCTTAACTGCCGCAACGAAAGAGATTATACATGAGTAATATATATAACACTATAAGTGATATGGATATACCAAGTGGACATACAAAGCGTATGACTTGTCCTGTTTGTAATGGATATAACACTTTCACTGTGACCAATAACATGGGTAGTCTTGTGTGGAATTGTTACAAGGCTTCTTGCAAGGTCAGTGGTGGTACTCGTGTTCGTATGACTGTTGATGATATTCGTAAGGGCTTTGATGGTGCAGAGGTATTTGCATCGCAGAACACATTCGTTATGCCAGAGTACATCGTGCCGCCCACATTCGATGTAGCGGAGTGGGCAATGGAGTTGTACGGTATTGATGTGGATGAAGTTGGTATTCTGTATGATGTGAAAGAGCATCGTGCAGTATTTCCTGTCGTACATGAAGGCAAGACAGTGGACGCAACTGGACGTGCGCTGGGAAAAAGATTGCCTAAATGGAAACGATATGGAAAAAGTGACTTGCCATACAGTCATGGGTATGGTAATGTCGCTGTAGTTGTTGAGGACTGTGTAAGTGCTGCAGTTGTCGGTAATGATGTTTGGTGTGGGGTCGCCGTGTTGGGGACATCATTACAGGAATCTCACAAGAAGTATCTTGCGCAGTTCTCAACAGCCATAATTGCTTTAGACCCTGATGCTTTACCCAAGACATTGGCAATGGCAAAAGAACTAAGAGGTCATGTAAATGATGTTCGTGTTCTTCGCTTGACAGATGACTTGAAGTATCGTAATCCAACAGACTTTGAAAACCTAACCAACATAGGAGTATGACAACATGGAACTATCCCTAATACGAAGTTTAATGGACAAGTCGTTCTACGATGACCATCGTGGTGCTAAGTGTCCTGACCGCCTGTTCAGTAAGGATGTGCGGAAGATTAAGAAGACCATTGACATGGCGATGGACAGGTACAATCGTACCGTAACACCTGACGAAGTAGAGGCACTGTTCATGTCGGACAACCCGACACTGACTACTGCACAGAAGCAAGCCTTCTCATCCCTGTTTGCCAGTGTGAAGAGAGAAAACACGATGGGCAGTGATGTAGCACAAGAGGTGTTATCCAAGTTATTTCAGCAGGTGATTGGTGAAGATGTAGCCAACATTGGATTTGACATGGTGAATGGCGATGCCAACACACTTGAATCCCTACGCACTTTGCTTGAGCGATATGGTGATGACTTCATTCCTAACTTGAACATCGAGTGGGATGACATCAGTATTGAGACACTCATGGCAAAGGCAGAACTAGAGGCACGTTGGTCATTCAATATACCTAGCGTAGCACGTAAGGTAGAGGGCGTGTCTGGTGGACAGTTGATTGAGGTAGGTGCTAGGCCAAACACTGGTAAGACATCCTTCCATGCTTCAATTATTGCTGGTCCGAATGGGTTTGCACATCAGGGTGCTAACTGCATCATCCTGTGTAACGAAGAACCTACACACCGTGTTGGTGCAAGGTACTTGACTGCCGCCGCAGGTATGTCTGCTCGTGAAGTACGAGACAACATGAGTAAGGCACAGTTGCTTTACGCACCTGTCATGCAGAACATCAAGATTAAGG